CTTCCTGGCTCTATCGCTAATTTTAATAAAGCATTAAGTGACGCAAAAAAGAATTTAAACGATGTTGCGTTAAATACTGGAGAAGCAGCTACTGCAGCAAGAGAATTTTTTGAAGCTCAAAATCAAGCCAATGCTGCAATAAAAGAACAGGGAAGATTGCTTAAAGAAATACGACGAGAAGGTGCGACTGTCCCGCAACGGCAGGGGATGCTTGGGCCAGCATCGTCGCTTGGCCCTGATCCTAGACAAGGTTTTTCGCCTGCGGTAGGGCGGCAACGGGCGCTTGCCCAAATGGTAGCGCGTGAAACTGCTGCAGAAGTAAAAATTGCAGATGCAAGGCGAAAATATGCCCTTGAGATTGGTCAAATTAAGCTAGACCTTGACCGTAAAGTTAGAAACGCAGAAATAGATAATATTATAGAAGAATTTAGAATTGAAAACGAACTCCAAGATAATCTTTTTAAAAAAGCAATAGAGAACGATAAAAAAGATGCAGCAAGGTTTATGGAGAGCCTTGGCCTTAGGAAAAATGCAGAGCTAACTGCAATAGCGGAGATTGACCAAGCAAGAAAAAAAGCAGCAGGTGAAGCTGTAAGGCTTACCGGCCAAACCAGCCCTGTTGATGGGGCGGTAGGTATTCCGGGTAGCCCTGCTGCTTTACGTGCAGCCGAAAGATCTGCTGAGCGTTCTCAAAAATTTAGGAGTGCTGCCAGTAGTGCGTTAATTGGTGGCGCATTCCCGCTTCTATTTGGCCAAGGGGCAGGTGCTGCTTTTGGCGGTGCAGCAGGTGGCTTTGGTGGAGGAATGCTTGGAGGAGAGTTTGGCTTTGGTCTGTCACTTATTGGAACTCAACTGGGTGCAACAGTCGATCAGCTCGTTTCAAAAGCAGGTGATTTAGGAGCTGCTTTAAATCCTTTAACTGCGGATTTAGACGCTATTGCTGTAGCCGCTGGTGAGGGCAGCTCTGAGTTTTCAGCAATGCTTGGGGCTATTGAAGAGCAACTAGGTGCCCAAAGGGCTCTAGAAGAAGCTACTAACCGTTTAGCACTGGTTATAGGGGTTGAAGCCGTTAATGATTTAAAGGTGTTCAGCGAGGACATGAACGAAATTGGCGATGAATTTAACAAATTAACGTCACTTATGCTGGGAGGAATTGCTGCTTTGATTAACCAAGCAGGTATTCTTAAAAAGGTTTCTGCAGCAGTTGAGCGCAAGCGTTTACTGGAAAAAGGTAAAACGAGCACAGACCCCGAAACAGTTAGGCTTGAAAAATTAAGGCAAGAGTCAATTAACAAAGGAGATGTAAAAAGAACCGGCGAATTGATAGACCAAATTGTTGCACGACAGAGAGATATTGAATTAAGAGAAATAGGAAATCAGAATGCCGCAATCGCGGATGACCTGGCCAATAAACAATTAGCAACTCTTAGGAAAACAACTACTGAGTTGAAGGCCGAAAGAACAATTTTAGAAGGAAACAGAAACTTACTCAATGAACAAGTTTTTGCAGCAGAAAGACAGTTACTTGTGTCAGAGCTTACGACTAAAACAAAGAAGATAGAACAACGCTTTGATGAGGCTAAAAAAGCTGGAAAACCAGTAAGCGATAGAGTTCGCAGAGGAGAGCTGGACGTAGCGGCTACAGAATTTGAAAATCAAATGATTGAACTTACCAGCAAGAGAACTAAAGCCCAAGAAGCAGCAGACAAGGCCGCCGATCGAGCCAGCCAGAAAGCAGCAAGGGGTGTTGACATGGCTAATAAAAAAGCGAAGAGAGAAGACGAAAGAAAGCAACGCGCTATCGATCGACGAGTTGAAACGGCCAATACGGAAATAGAACGTGCTACTAAGGCTTTCGACAGAGTTGACAGTCAACTAGATAGCATTATCAACAAGAATAAGGATAAGGTTGCGTTTGAGCGTGAATATGCCGAGTTAATTAGAAACGGCAGCACACCTGCTGCGGCTAAGCAAGCTGTTGAACTTAAGAAACAACAACTAGAGTTAGATCGCAATTTTAAAAAGCTAAAAGAACAGTTAGACCTGTCAGTTGACGTTGCTAAAGCAGCAATTTTAGAAGCAAAAGCAAGAGGAGCTTCAGGTAAAGAACTGGATGATTTAAACCAAGGTTTAGCCGACCTTTTAGACAAAATTGGCAAACTTTCAGGCAAGAAAAAAGACGCTGAAGGAGCAATTCTTGAAGCGTTAGCCCCCAAGAGTGACCGTGAACGCTTGCAAGAGTATTTAGACAATCTTCAAGGGCAGCTCAATGATTTAAACGATCCAGTACAACAAATAATTGGACTTGCTGAAACACTTGGTGGAGCGTTTAGCGAGTCATTCAAGGGTATTGTCTCAGGAAGCATGACTGCCCGTGAAGCGTTAGCAAATCTGTTCCAACGCACAGCAGATCACTTCTTGGATATGGCTGCACAAATGATTGCAGCTCAGATCAGGATGCAAGCGGTGAAATTGTTTATGAATTTCTTCCCTGGGGGAGGGATCCCTGCTTCAGGAAGCAGTAATCCTTTTCCAGGACATCCAACGCACGACAATCTCCCAATTCCTGCTTTGCCTCCTCTCCCGGGCAAAGCACTTGGCGGACTAGTCTCAAGAAACCAACCTTACCTAGTTGGTGAGCGTGGCCCAGAGATGTTTGTCCCTGGAGCGCAGGGTAATATCGTTCCAAATAATGCAATGGGCGGTGGCGCTAGTGTGACTGTGAACGTTGATGCTTCTGGCTCTTCTGTTGAGGGTGATGGCGATCAAGCCGCGCAACTTGGCAAGGCGATTGGCATTGCAGTACAACAAGAACTAATCAAGCAAAAACGACCTGGAGGCTTGTTGACCCGCTAATGGCTGTATTCCCTTCAATTACACCGACCTATGGCGTGCAAAAAAGCAGTGCCCCTGCGGTGCGGAAAGTGCAGTTCGGTGATGGCTACGAAGCCAGATTGACGTACGGACTAAATCAAAACCCCAAGACTTACAACCTGACGTTTGAAGTGTCTGAGACTGATTCCGACACTATCGAAACGTTTTTGGATGCACGGGCTGCTGATAACGCAAGTTTCGATTTTACACCGCCTGGTGACGGCAGCAGCTCTAAATTTGTTTGTGAGCAGTGGAGTAAGTCGATTCCTTATTTGAACCGCGCCACAATTCAAACAACATTCCGCGAAGTATTTGAACCGTAATGGCTGTTGCTGCCTGGGCCGCTAATACCGCATTTTCTGTTGGTGACATTCGTCGCGCTACAACAGAGCAAGCATCTGGCTTGTTCTTTCGGTGTACGACTGCTGGTACGTCAGCGGGATCTCAACCGAGCTGGCCGACAGATATTGGCAGCACGATCACTGACAACACTGTTGTTTGGACAGCGATTGCTTCCGCATACGAAGAGCTATCAAAGCTCAATCCCAGTGCAATCATTGAGCTGTTTGAGGTGCATTTAGACAGCACGCTGCATGGCAGCAGTGATGTTTACCGTTTTCATGCGGGTGCAAATGCAGCCATTGACGGCAATGTCGTCTTCAACGGCAACACCTACACCCGGATTCCAGTCAAGGCAGAGGGCTTTGATTTTACGAATACCGGGACGCTGCCTCGCCCCACACTGGCGATCAGCAATCTTGACGGCACAATGACCACCTTGCTGCTGCTAGTTAATGCAACAACAGCAGGCAATGATCTTGGTGGAGCGGAAGTTCGTCGAATCCGAACGCTGAAAAAGTTCCTAGACGGTGAAGCAGCGGCTGACCCTAACGCCAAGTTCCCTGATGAGCGGTGGTACATCGATCGAAAGAGTAATGAGTCACGAGATAGCGTGACCTTTGAGCTAGCAAGCAAGTTTGATCTTGCGGGTCAAAAGCTGCCAAAGCGTCAGATCGTTGCAAACGTATGCCAGTGGGTTTATCGCAGCTCGGAATGTAGTTACACGGGCAGCAACTACTTTGATGTGAACGGCAACAGCGTCAGCACATTGGCGCAAGATGTTTGCGGCAAGCGCATTGGTAGTTGCAAGCTGCGATTTGGCAATAACGGTCAACTGCCCTTTGGATCGTTCCCTGGGGCAGGGCTAACCCAATGATGAAATTAACAACAGCAATGAAAGCTGAGATCCTTCAACACGCGAAGGACGAATTTCCCCGCGAGTGTTGTGGCCTGGTTGCTGTAGTTAAGGGGCGTCGGCGTTATTTCCCATGCCGTAATATTGCTGAAACGCCTGACGAGCACTTTATTCTTGACGGGTGGAACGAAGTAGAAGACAAGGGCGAAGTCGTTGCTGTTGTCCACAGTCACCCAAAAACAAACCCCGCTCCATCAACTGCCGATAAAGTCGCGTGCGAAAAATCAGAACTGCCTTGGTTCATCGTCAACCCCAATACTGAAGGCTGGGGCTACTACGAGCCAGTTGGATTTGAGTTGCCCTATGTGGGGCGTGAGTTTGTCCACGGCGTAGTGGATTGCTACAGCCTTTGCCGTGATTGGTATGGCAGAGAGTGGGGATTGAAATTGCAAGACTATGACCGTCGTGACCAGTGGTGGGACCACGGGCAAAACCTGTATTTAGAGAACTTCGAGAAAGAAGGCTTTCATAAGATCCCTATTGAGCAGTTGCAACGCGGGGATGCGTTGTTGATGCAGCTAGTTTCACCAGTTCCAAACCATGCTGCGATCTACCTAGGCGACTCGCAGATTCTGCATCATGTGCAAGGAAGGCTGTCTAGTAGGGATGTTTTCACCCTTGGCAGCAGTTACTATGGAAAGAGCACTGCTTGCGCCTTAAGGCATGAAAGTCGTTAAGGTCTACGGCGCACTTAGAAAGCGGCTAGGCCAGTGCCGGTTTGAGTTTGAAGCGGCAACACCAGCGCAAGCATTGAAAGCGTTGTGCGTTAATTTTCCCGGTCTTGATAAATGGTTAATTGATAGCGAAAAAGATGGTGTTGGCTATCGAGTAACTATTGGCAAAGAGCGCGTTATTGATGATTTAAGCCCGCTAGTAATGCCCTGGAGCGAAAGAGAAGTATTCAGTATTACGCC